ATGAGTATGTCTTGTCTTTTAAGCTCTGAAGAGTTTTGTCTAATCTGAAACCAGATTGGAGCTAACACTAAAGTTATTAAAACATTCCAAACAATGTAAGGTGATACCATTTCCATTTTAAAGTCCTTTTATATATTAATCTCTTTTTGCGTAAATAATTCTTGTATCATAATTATCAAAATGTTTTGGGTCTTTAAAATGTATATCACATGCAATTGATAATCTTGGCTGCTCGTCTTTGTTTTCTTTTACACCGTGTAAAAGGTGACAATCAATCAAATGAAGCTCACCTGTCTTATTATCAACATGACCCACATCATCATAATAAGTAAAACAATTTTCTGGACCTGCAATAAATATATTACAAGCATAAAAAATACTGTCAGGCTGTCCATGATTATGCATTGGTATCTCTTCATTTTTATGAAGAACATTACCCCAACACTGTATCCAACATTCATTTTCATCTTGCATAATAGGTAAAGCAAATAACTTTTCTATTATGTTTACTTCGGGTATGTACTTTAAAAAGTTATAATGTTCATACCTTGCAGTTGTACCTGAGTAATAATCTGTATTTGCAGGTAAAGAAAGTATTTCTTTTTCTTTATCTAACAAAACTTTTTCTATTAACTCACATTCTTCTGTTGATAAAAAGTTTGGAATGTTTATATGCATTTATTTATTACACTAGATAAAGCTAAAACAATTCTATCTTTAGGTGTTACCCCACCTTCTGGGTTATGAAACAATCCCGAATGCCAAAGATACCATTTGTTTATTTCAGGTTCTATTTTAAAATCTGCAAAGTTAGTACCTAATTCTGTTGGTGTAACGTACATTAAACCAGAAATCTGTAAACCTTTTTCTTTTTTAAACATATGATTATGCATCACATTCTGTAATTGAGAACCTTTAGGTGCGTAATAACTCCACACATTTTTTTTGGTAAACTCAAACTTATCTGTTCCTAAATAACTTTTAAAAAGATTGTTTATTGAATCATCAATTATTTTAAAAGCTTTATCAATTTTTAAATCACTTTGTATTTTTGGGTGATTACAATTATCTTTATCACAACATTTAGTTTCTTTTGTGTACTCAATCAAATCTTTCTGAAACTGTTTATTGTTTACTTTCGATATGTAATCACAATTAAAAACTTCAAACACGATTTGATGAATAGTAGCCCGGTAATCCAATCATCGGTCTACCATCAAACTTATTAAATTTAGCTTCTGCACTACTAGAGTCGTTGTAGTGTAAAAATACCTGTCCACAATTTTTACCTTCAAAAGGTTTTCTCCAGTGCTCTAAATCACAGGCTTTATAAATTAACATATCTCCTGCTTCTAACTTAACCTCTACACCTTTTTTTCCTTCTTCGCCTGATGGTTCTAAAAAGATTGACCACTCATCTCCACCTAAATGCATAGTTGTAGATATTTCGCAAGAAGACCTATCTTTATGCCTATGTAATTCATCACCCTTTTTATAGATTCTAGCGTATGAATATGTTTCAGTCAGTTTAATTTTTGTTTCTTTTTCCATAACAGGTTTTACTTTCTGTAATAAAGTGTCCATAACTATATCACCATAATGTGAATATGTTTCAGGTATCATCTCATCATTCCAAATTCCAAAGTATTGAGTAAATTGTGAAATATATCTATCATCAAACAAATGTCTTGCTACTGCTCTTTTGTTTAAAAAGTATTGATAACAAAAATCTGCTAGTTCTGTTGATATAGCACTTTTAATTACTTGGTATTTATCTTTTTTAAAATTCATTTAAATGGGTATCCTATGTTCCAACACACTAAAGAGTTTCGTATTCCTTTAGTTACTGGTTTAACTCTATGCCAAACAAAAGATGGAAAAACAACTATACTTCCTTTTGGTCTAATTTCTGTGCAAATACTTGGTTGTACTGCTTCATCTTGATTTCTAAAATCAAACTCTAAATCACCACCTTCATATTCATCAGGGTCTGTAAGCGATATAGTCATACTAAGTTTTCTTAACTTACCATGTGTGTTTTGGTTTTCTGGTTGGTTATAAGGTTCAATATATGAATCACAGTGCCAGTCATAAAACTGACCTTTTTTGTATTCAGTAAATTGACAAGACTCTGACCAATCCCATTCAAAATTCCATTCAGCATTTACATTAGCTTGATGTATGTAAGGTTGTATTTCTTTGTATATCCACTTATCGTTCATCCATACCACATCAGACTTTCTTTTCTTTTGAATATTTTTTAGTTCTAATTTAGTTAACTTATCTTTATTAGCATTACCTGTAAGAGCTATTTCTTTATCTTGCTCTTTACCATAACGAACAATATCGTCACATATCCTTTCGGGTATAACTGACTGGAAGTACCAGTAATAATATTTTAGATTCATAAATTAAAAATATATTTTAATTATACCCACTCGTCAGCTTTAATTTGTCTATATACAGTTCTTAAATCCCAACAAGTTGATGCTGATGTAAAAGGAACTGCAACTTCTTTGGTTATAACTATACCTGAACCACCTGCTGCTCCTGCGGGGTTTCCATCGTTAGCACCTCCGCCACCACCGCCACCTCGATTGACTGTTCCTGCTACTGCTGCTGTTCCTCCGATTCCTGCTGCTCCATTTCCGCCACCGCCTGACCCTCCTGAAGCTACAGAATTTCTTGGAGATGAGCCACCTCCACCGCCACCTGCGTAGGTAACTGATGAACCTGTTATGCTTGATGCAACTCCATTACCACCTGCACCTCCACTTCCTGTTACTCCCGGTCCGGGTGTAAACGCAGTTGAACCTGCTGACCCTGCTCCTCCGCCTCCTGGTGCTGAGTTGGTAGCAACATCTTTTGACCCACCACCATAACCTTGTCCTGATGTTCCACTTGTGCCTTCAGGCACTAATGGGTCATTGCTACTATGTCCACCACCACAACCACCGGGTTGACCAACTGGGTCTCCGCCAACAACATAAGAAAAACGGTGTCCACCACCTCCACCACCATTAGATGTAATGGGGCTTGGTGTACCTAAAACTGAATTACTACCTGTTCCGTATGTTCCTCTGTTTACTTCTGCTGACCCTGCTCCTACTGTAACTGGATAAGGTGCACCACCTGAAACGGGTGTTGTTGATTCGGCTGAAGCTCCACCACCTGATGTAGCACCCGGAACGGAAGTTCTAAAACCTCCTGCTCCTCCACCACCACCAGTGTCTCCACCTGCTCCGCCACCTGCAACTACTAAATATTGAAGTGATGTTGTTCTTGGTTGAGTAGTAAGAGTTCCACTAGAAGTAAAAGTTGTAATTTGTTCTGCTTGAGTGTCAGTGGTTACTGCTTGTGCTGCTCCGATTAATCTTGGCATATTAACTTACCCAATTTCCTGCCTTTACATTATCGTAAAGTGCATTCATATCCCAAACACCACTTGTATTTGAAACAAAATTAACTTCTGGTTCTTTTATTATAACTACGCCTGACCCACCATTACCACTTGCAACAGGATTAAATGGTGGATTACCTAAGTCAGTTCCGCCACCGCCACCGCCAGTATTAGCAGTTCCACCCGGATTTGGTGAATCTACAGGGTTAGAGCCCGGTGCTCCTCCACCTGCTCCACCTTGACCAACTGGTCCAGCGTTTGTAAATCTTCCACAGCCACCACCTCCACCAGCTCTAGTGACTGATGAACCAGTAATTGAAGAAGCTACGCCATCTCCACCATCATAACCTCTTTGTGGGGGTGCAGGAAATGGACAAGAAACACCTACTTCAGAAGCTCCACCTCCGCCACCACCACCATTAGCATCACCACCACTATATGCAGCTCCGCCACCAGCAAAACCTTGACCTGATGTTCCGTTACCCCCTGCGTTTGAATATGAAGCTCCACCGCCTGAACCACCATTTCTTGGAGAAGTTGGATTAGGTACAAAACCTGCACCACCACCACCAATTGATGTTACCCCATTAAAACTTGAATCTGAACCATGCCTTCCATTAGCTACTGTGTCTGAGGGAGTATTTCCTGCTCCTCCAGCACCAACAACAACTGGATAACCAGTGCTACCATTAACTGGACTTAAAGATTCTGCAGATGCTCCACCGCCTGATGCTTCACCGGGTACTGATGAACGATATCCACCCGCACCACCACCGCCTGAACCTGCTCCATTACGGTCTCCACCACCCCCACCTGCAACAATTACATACTGTACTTCTGTAGTTCTAGCTGCTGTGGTCAGTGTACCGCTTGAGTTAAAAGTAGTTATAACCGCAGATTGAGTTCCTGCTTCAGGTTTGTAATCTATACCAATGTATCCACCGTTTATACTAGCCATAGTTAAATCTCAGTCCAAGATAAATCACTAGCATTCCACTCATAATCTTTTAAGTTAGCTTCACCTAACCATTTTTGATTGTCTTCGTCCCAAG